ATAGTCTTACCCTTCGTCTAATATTGTATCTGTAGGGTCAGCTTCTCTAAGGTCAGCCCCTCTAAGGTTAGCCTCTCTAAGGTCAGCCCCTCTAAGGTTAGCCCATCTAAGATCAGCACCTTTAAGGTTAGGCTGTCTAAGGTCAGGCGCGATAAGGGCTGATATTTGTTTGAGTTCTTCTTGTTTCATAAGTTTATCCCTTTCTATACATTATTTCACAACCTAGAACGTCTTTGTCCTCAAGGCTGTCTGTTTCTTGTGACCATTGGATCAACACGGTACGAGATACGTTCGATATGTTCAACGATCCATCTTTAACTTTTTGTGATATGTATTTCATGTGATCCCCTTTGTTGTTTCTGTCTTAAACAAACATAACCCTATATAACTTATACTGTCAACCCTCTAATCATAAAAAAAAACCCCACCATAGTTATATGGTAGGGTCAAGCTTCAATTGTTTAACTAATACAAAGACTTATTAAAACGGGATATTATCATCCTGAATAGGTGCTGCTTGTGCGTGTTGCACAGGTGCAGGTGCTTGTGGTGCATAAGCAGGTTGTTGTTGAACAGGTCGTTGAGCAGGTTGTGCAGGAGCATATGATTGTTGCATTGGCTGTGCTGACATTGGCGCATGTGCAGGAACATACTCTTTAAATACTGCGCGACGACATTCGCCATACTGTGTTACTTGAATGTCCTTCACCTCAACCAATACTTTACCAGTAGCTTGTGCCTTGGCGATTAGTTCTGGTGTGATAGTAAGTGAACCATACCAGCTGTCCTCACCATAGTTTGACTTGTTAAGGTATCCGCCGTTAGGGTTTTTTTCAAAGTTTTGTGTCATATCTGTCTCCTTTTGTTTAACTAATGACTTAATGAGTTATATAATAAACCTTTATAGCCCATCTACAAGTGGTTTAATCTACCCTTATATATGCTGCCAAAACTTTCTATTCTTATCTCTATCCTAGGATTTAATCTATCAACTGGCATGACTTTGGCCTCTGGCATATAAGGCATATGCTTTATATTATCGTCTGGTAACATACCCCTCTTAACAATAGCGTCACACAAAAACTTATCATGAACACATATAACATTCATTAAATCAAACTTCCTGTTACTTGCTGGGTATATTTTATAGTGTAACTTTATCTGCTCATACTTTCTGTATGGCAAGTCTAACCCCATAAATATGTCTTGATAGTTGCGCTTTGCTGTTGAAAGAACCCTGTGATGGGCGTTTCTGTAATTATTTAAGTTAAGTATGAAGAATTTCTTAGAACTTACTTTAACTTTAAGTGGCATACTGAATTTCATATTTAAACAATAACATTAATTTTATGGGTTGCATATACGAATAAACAGTGTTATCAATGGTTATAACAAATGAACAAAGGGGCGTATCATGACAGAAGAAAAACAAATAGGAAAAATTGGTAACTATAAAGAAATAGAAAGGGATGAACTATGAAGAAACATATATTAATTGCTGATAATTACCAACGAGCAAGATACTACATGCGTGATTTCGGCTTAAAACCTGTAGAATTTTTAATAATAACACCTGATAACACAGACAGAATTAGGGGTTTAAAGCTTTCTAAAGATTGTTTCACAATAGTTGGTGATCCGTATATGCCATACAGTTTTTGGACTCATTTACAGGAGAGGATAAAGCTATGACAGAAGAAAAACTTAAACAAATATTAGAACAGCATAAACTTTGGTTAGATGATCCAACTAAAGGTAGTAGGGCTGACTTTAGCTGGGCTTACCTTACACATGCTGAACTTAGAGAGGCTAATCTTAGAGCGGCTGACTTTATACAGGCTACTCTTAGAGAGGCTAACCTTGAAGAGGCTGACCTTACAGATACAATATTAGACAAAGGATAAACTTATGACACAGCTTTCATTAGAATTAGGACGGGTAACATTTTTAACTGATTCAGCACGCCGTGAATGGATCAATAGAGTTAGAAAAAAACCTATGTTTAAAAGAAACAAAAACGATGTGTGGCCACTACCGAAATTAATTTCTGATAACGATATGAAAACACTATATGCCGGGCAGAAATACGAAGACTGTCAGGTGAAAGAAAAAAACAAACCTATCGTTATTGATGATATTAAGAATTTATATATTTGAGAAGGAGTACTTAATGCTAATATATGACAACTTAGAACAAGGCAGTGAAGCTTGGCTAAAGATTAGGTTGGGTATACCAACCACATCTAACTTTGGTAAGATCATTACGCCTACAGGACGGCCTAGCTCACAAGCTGACAAATACTTAGGTGAGTGTTTAACACCGTATATCTTTGGGCGTGGGCAGGAGTTTGTTAAAACACATGCTATGCAACGTGGGAACGACCTTGAGCCTGAAGCTGTTGCTTACTACGAACACCACACAGGAGTTAAGACTAGGGAGGTGGGCTTTATCACCTCGGACTGTGGTCGTATTGGGTGTTCTCCTGATCGCTTAATAGGCGATGATGGTTTGCTTGAAGTTAAGTGTCCTTTGGAAAACCAACACGCACAGAACGTTCTAAGCGGTAAGATTGACGCTAAGTATATCCCACAAGTGCAAGGTCAGATGTTAATTGCAGAACGTAGTTGGTGTGACTGGATATCATACCACCCCGATGCACCTGCATCTATTGTTCGTGTTGAAGCTGACCCTGAGTACCAAGCAAAGCTTGCTGATATGCTAAACACATTTGTTGAAAAACTAGGTAATCAGGTGGCTGATATGAAAGCCCGTGGTATACCGCTTAAGATGGAGTTACCTACGAGGTGAATAAACTTCCTGAACCACCTTGTTGCAGCAGGTGCAAAGCAAAGAATGCACCATATGGTTTTACGCATCCTATGTTCACTCATGATACGCTTGTATCACTTTGTAACATATGCTATAACAAGCTAGTAACCACAACAAAAGACAAACAAGAACAAAAACATTTGTTAAGTAAATATATATAGGAGACAGAAATGGATACACTAAAAACAATAATTATATCGGTAGTCTTGCTTGCAGCGGTAGGTGTTACTTGCCTTGTGGGTTGGGTAACACATATTATCTGGTGGGTTACGTTAGCTATGGATGAAAAACTGGACACTTGGAGTGAGATATTTCTAGCGGCAGCTGGTACGCTCTTTCCACCAATAGGTGTTATCCACGGTTTTACTATTTTGATTTAAGGAGACAGAAATGAAAGCAAAGACAGTTCGTTACGAAAAGAAATTTAATTTAGGTAACTACGAGACAGAGGTAGTAGGTATAGAGCTAGAGCTAAACGAGGGTGAGAAAGCCTCTGATGCTCTAGCACTTGCCAAGAAATTTGTAGAGAAAGCGAAAGTATAATGAGTACATTTTTAACAACAGCAGAACTTGCTGAACGTTGGAGAACATCCACGTATAGACTAGCAAATGATAGATCGTTAGGACGACCACATCCAGATCATTTTAAAAATGGTCGCACCGTTCTTTATCCATTAGATGCTGTAGAAAAGTTCGAAGAAAATGGAATACGAAACACAAAAGGATAAGCTCAATGAGACAAGAGCTGGTGAACTGTTAACCTCATTAGGCTTTACAGTTTGCACCTTTGGTAAGTTTGCCCCTTGCGACTTCTTCGCATTCACCAAAAAGGGACAATACTTGGTGGAGTTTAAGAAACGAAGCCATAACTATGGGGACTTTCCAACAGTGATGATCCCCGAAAAGAAACTGCGTAAGTGCCTCACCATCGCCGAACAGATCGGCTGTAGCTTCCTGTACGTTGTTGAGTTTGACAACGGAACATATGGCTGTGATGTTAAACATTACACAACGGCGAATGGTGGGCGTACTGACCGAAACGATCCGAACGACTATGGTGTTATGGCGTTCATTGACATTAAAGACTTTAGGAGGTTATTTTGACTAAGTACATTGACCCATATGATATACCAGCCGAGGCATCACCTGAGATTAATCAGCCTGTACATTACAAGTTATGGGGGACAACTGAGGCTATTGATATCATGCAATCAGTGTTAACTCCTGATGAATTTAAAGGATACTTAAAAGGAAACATACTAAAATATAGGCTACGGGCCGGGAAGAAAGATAATGTTGAGAAAGATATTGCAAAAGCTAAATGGTACGAATCCAAAATCAAATCTGTCGAAGGTAAAAAAAGCTAATAACTTTTCCAAACCATCGCAAAACGCAAAGTATAGTTTCAGTAAACGGTCTAGGAGAAACTTGGTAGGTGTTAACCCTGAGCTTATAGCTGTCCTTGTGGAGGCTTTAGAGTTAGGTGTTATGGACTTCACCGTAACATGTGGTTATCGCTCTCAGGGGGAACAGGATCGCCTATATGCTATGGGTCGTACTGAGCCGGGTAATGTTGTTACTTGGGTTAAGCGATCAAAACATACCAAAGGTCTGGCTGTTGATATTACACCTTACCCTATTAACTGGGATGACCATTCTAGGTTTCACCAATTGGCTGGGATAATCAAAGCTGTCGCTGCCAAGAAAGGTGTGGAACTTATATGGGGAGGCGATTGGAAAAAGACTAAAGACCTGCCGCATTTCGAACTTAAAGGATAAGCTTATGACAGAAGAAGAACTCAAACAAATATTAGAACAACATAAACTTTGGTTAGGTGATCGAACTAAAGGTAGTAGGGCTGACCTTAGTGAGGCTGACCTTGAAGGGGTTGACCTTAGAGAGGCTGACCTTAAAGGGGCTAACCTTTGGAAGTCTAACCTTACAGGGGCCGACCTTAGAGGGGCTAAACTTTATATGGCTAACCTTTATGGGGCTAACCTTAGAGGGGCTAACCTTAGAGGGGCTAACCTTATAGGGGCTAACCTTGAAGGGGCTGACTTTAGATGGGCTTACCTTAGAGGGGCTGACCTTAGTGGGATAAAAGTAAATAAAGGTACTAAATTTTAAAGGATAAACTTATGACAAAAGAAGAACTTAAACATATATTAGAACAACATAAACTTTGGTTAGATGATTCAACTAAAGGTAGTAGGGCTAACCTTTTTATGGCTGACCTTAAAGGGGCTGACCTTAGATGGGTTGACCTTGAAGGGGCTGACCTTAGATGGGTTGACCTTGAAGGGGCTGACCTTAGAGGGGCTAACCTTAGTAGGGCTAACCTTTTTATGGCTGACCTTAAAGGGGTTGACCTTGAAGGGGCTGACCTTAGTGGGGCTGTCCTTAGATGGGTTGACCTTGAAGGGGCTAACCTTTATAGGGCTAGCCTTGAATGGGCTGACATTAGTTGGACTGACCTTACAGATGCAATATTAGACAAAGGATAAGCTTATGACAGAAGAAGAACTCAAACAAATATTAGAACAACATAAACTTTGGTTAGGTGATCGAACTAAAGGTAGTAGGGCTGACC